ACCACCGCTAACTCCCTCGGGTTTAGTTGGTTTCTTGGTAGGTGTTTTAACTGCCTTCTTGACTGCCTTTTTGACTGGTTTCTTAACTGCCTTTTTGACTGGTTTCTTAACCGCTTTTTTAATTGGATTCTTAACCGCTTTTTTAACAGGAACCTTCTTGACTGCCTTTTTAACGGGTTTTTTAACCGCTTTCTTTACAGGAGTCTTTACGGGTTTTGTCTTAGGAATTTTAGTAACCTTTACATTGGGAGGTAAAACTCTTGAATTATCAAAGCCCTCCTTGGATGCCTCTTTGCGTGTTTGTTTAACCGTTGATACTTTTTGTAAAGGTGGCTTTTTAGGTGTTGGTGTTTTTGCTATTGGTGGTTTAGGATCCGTTGCACGCTTGGGTGGGGGCGTTGCTTTTTTCTTTTTTAACGCATCTAACTCAGCTTTATTGTTAGCCTTCCGAATATCATTTTGCTTTTTTGTATTATAAGTTCTTTTGGGCTTAACACTTTTGCTTTGTTTTCCAGCTTTAATGACTCCCTCAAGTATTTCTTTAGTTGCTTTTTTTCTTATACTCATTGGATTATTTCCTGTAGATTGTTTTCATAGTTTCTACCTTGCCCTTAGATGGTTTAATTTTTGGAATTTGACCGAGCGCACTGGGCATGGTTCCCATAGATCCCATTGTTTCCACACCGCCCTTAGAAGTCGAGCCTGCTCCCCGAATCATCCCTTGTGTTGTTTTTTGATTTGCTCCTCCCGTAATAAGGCGGATTCCTTTTTGAAGTATTGATTTTCGCAATGACATTAGTATTTTCCTCGTTTAGATTTTGGTGATGATTTTTTGCTTCCGCCCTTACCAGCCCAGAGCTTAGTGCAAGCTAAATGTTTTGCTGTTCCCCATTTTGCGGAAGAACATTTATGTCTGGCTTTAAAGTTTTTTCGGGCGGCTGATGAGTAGTTATGACCGTATCCTGTTGCTCCAGCGTGAACTAATTTCTTTTTTCCAGCTTTGCAATAAAGCTTCATTATTTTTTTTCCTGCACGAGAACTCTTACGAGTTTCTCCACAACTCATACTGGATTTAGGGCTAGCCATCTTTTGGGGGTGTTAAAATTTTAAGTAAATAATCGTCTTCTATCATACCACCAATTATTTTAGCATCCGCACGTTCTCCAGAGTCCAGCCCTTGCTCTAATGCTTGAAACTTTGTTTCTCGGCAATCCTTTATAAAACTCAGAATAAACCTATATTGTTCATATTTAGATAAGAATTTAACTGCTTCGTTTAGGCTGTCCGTTTGTTTGATTGACATTAGGATTCTTCTATGTTCTGTGTATTAACTGAACCCATTTGTGCGGGCTGTGCGCCAAGTTTTCCAATTTCTGCATTCTGTTCTTGAACAACTTGTTGTTGATATTGAGCCGCATAATTCTGTATGTTAGCGGAAAAGCTAGGATCACTTTGAATTCTTGCCTGTATGTTTTCTTGCGAAGTATATTCTTGTATAACCTGCATAGCTATTTCACCTCCGTTGGGTCGAGCACCTACAGGTATACCTGCAAATATCTTAGTAAGATCGTCGGTAACATTTTTAACCATCTCTTCTTGACCTTGACCTTCGGGTTGAATAATCATGTCTGCGATGCTTGGGTCAATGGCATTAACTGCCAGTTGCTCAGCCGCTTGTAAATTAAATGTATTGCTTGGAGATGTTCTAGCTAATTGTAGAATAGCATCTATTTTCGCTTTCATTACATCTGGGTCTTGATTTTGAACATCAAAAGAAATGCATATATCTATTTCTTCGTCCTCTGGGGATTTGTAAATAACCATCTCATTTGGATATCCAGTAACACGAAAGAATTTTTCATCTGGTCCAAATACCAAAAATGCTTTGTAAGCTTTCTTTAGTATGCTAGAACAATGTGTTAAAAACTTGTCAATAAAAAATTGCTGACGCTGAGAAGACATTTGGTTTGTTTCATTTAATCCAACCAAATCCATAGCCTCCTGTTGAACATACTTTTCTAGTTGGCTAGCTACGCCCGATGTATTGGGCACGTTCATGTATTCAAATTTTTCGTTTGATCTTACTCCAATCCAAGCTCCAGCACCCATTTGTGCAGGCGCACGACCCACGGGGTGAAGAAGCGGGGGTGCAACAGCCAAAGCCATTTGATCGCTCCATCCGTCACGAAGTGTTTTCATTGTTTTTTGCGGACCCCGCAATAAATCGCCAAATGTATTTACGTCGTATAATCTTTTGCCTGCGTTGCTAAGCCTACTAAAAACAAATGGATATTCATCATAACCAGACATTAGTTCGTTACTTAAATATCCAGTAGTTAGTCGAGGGTTCCATACTGTTAGGTAAATTCCCTCGGAGTTGCTTTTGGGATCAATCAATCTTCGATATGTGTATACAACCTCAATTAAATCCTTGGAGTCTACCATTCCGTTCATTCCATATGTAGAACCCCCTCTTGCCTGTGAAGACCTAAGTGTTGAATAGCTAGTTTGATTCATTCCAGAGTAGTCGAATCCTCTGTAGTGGTCAATTAATTCTTCTGCTACGCCTGCATCCCATCCTTTTGTTTCTACACAATTTTCAATCTCTTGGGGAGTAAGGAACGCCCGCATATGAACTCTGGGAGATCGTTGAATGTCCGTAACATAACTGGGAACAATAACATCGATGTCAGAAAACTTTGTTTCCACGAAGGGTCTTGAGACATCTTTCTTAGCTACAGGTATCTTAGCTACGCCAAAATCCCTTAGTTCTTTGAGTGCGGATTTTGCTTTTGGAACATCTACGTAATCAAACATATCTGTCATCATAGTTATAGTTTCTTCGTCTCGGTTTTCGTCCGCAAGAAGATCGTATAGCTCTGGAGCAACTTGTTCAATTAATTCTAAATTAAACTCTTCGTCGTGTGTTCTGGACTTCATTTCCCAGTCCACGTAAGTAATAGCTATTCCCTTTTCTAAAATATTGTTTGCGGCTATTTCGCATTCGCGTTTAAAATCACGAATATAAGTTTTTTGCATATACTTTAAAAAAGAAGATACAATACCAGCTTGTTTAACATCCGAGGACTCAATTGGATACGCTCGTATGTTACTACGATTTAAAGCGTTCATCATCATACCAACATAGGTTGATATGCATTGTTCAATTAACCGAACCTCGGTATCGGAAGCTCCCGTCCAAGGAAAAGCCTCGTCTCCGCTTTTGGTTAGTTGTGAGTTTTTGCCTAGCCACTCCGCGTTACGGTTATTGTAGCTATCCTGACATTGAGAAACATAAGCACTTAGATCTGTTACATCAGCATCGTAGTCGCGTTTTATTTCATTTATATCTGGTTCGGATGTAACGTAGTATGCTTCTAGTTCTTTGTCGTCCATAAATCGTTAAATTATAACACAAGTTTATTTATTTAGTTAATCTTATTTTGATATTATTCAAAAAAGTAGTATACCATTGATAATCTCTAGCAATTAAGTCCAAAAAATTATCCAAAGGTATTTCATCGTAAATTTCATTATTTGCCCTGTGCAAGATTTCCCAATCCGTAAATGCACTGGAATGCCTACTCGCAAATCTTTTAAAATCGTTTTTGTCTGTTAATTTCTCTTTGTAAGATGATTTCATGCCGATAAAACTTCTCTTTGCCTTTTTGGATTTCCTGTGCATTAAACAACATTTGGGGTCTCATTGCGGAAATGTGTGTTGATGGTATAGCTACAATTACTTTTTTAGGAGATTTATCAAATAGTTTACACTCCCAAAACATTTCGTTTAAACAGGGTCTAAGGCACTGAACTTTTACAAGCTTGGGCTCTAATATACTATCATCCTGCTTTTTAAGGTAATCTTCAATTTTTGCGACACCAAAGTTTGTTAGCTCTTTGGTTTCCGTGCAATAATCTTCATCACTGCAAGTCTTTTTGCGTATTTGACCAATCCTTTGTGGAGTAAGTCCATGTTTTTCTGCTAGTTCTTTTTGCTTCATTAGTATCCTCCTGTTAATCTTTGTTGTTGAAAATCTAAATCCGTGTAGTGAATGGGACCATCCCCTGCATTTGACATACGCAGGTATCTAATTAAATCAAAGAAATCTTTTAGGGCTTCGTCTGATTTTCCCTGTGCATTATAGTTAATAAGGCTGTCTATTAAATTACCGCAGGACTCGTGTATAAAACACTTGGGTCGATTGAATTGATCTAGTTGATAGTTTGGATTGTAGCTAAACCACTCGTCCAGTGCTTGTATTCCTATCTGTTCCTGTCTTCCATCCGAGGGAACAAATTCAAATTCGTATTCGGAGAAAGAAGCAAAGAGATCTAAGTTGTTTTCGTTTTCTCTGGCAAAATATCTAGAATCCCCAATGCGTTCAAACACTTCTATCCCCAAATCTTCCTCGATTTCTGCAAATAAAGAGCAATAACCTTGTATATCAAACCCTATTTTCTTAGAAGCAGGACCATATTTCCATTTTTCCCCAAACAACGCCCATTCTCCGTAAGTTTCCCTGTCTGGGAACTCTCTGCTAATGTATATTTCTCCATATTCATTAACAGAAGCCCATATCGCGCAAAAGTTTCTGTTGCCAGCGGGATCCACGACTTGATAATGCGTAAACCCCTCTGTGGTTATGTCTGGAAAAGTCCATCCTTCTGAATTTTCTTCTTCCCCTAGGACTTGGACTTCCGTGGAAAACAAAGGAAGCAGTGACGTAATGCTCTTAACGGGGATTCCGTAGGCACGAACCATTATTTCCTCATCTGGGCGACCAATTAAGTCCTTCTTAATACGTTCATATCCCCCAAAGGGGTTTTCGTCGGAGTGCAGGTAAACCACGGAGGCATCTCTAGATGGAGCATACTGAACTACGGGAACCTCTAATCCGTCTAGGAGTTCTGCGGGCTTAGTAGCTAGGGTTCGGGCATTCTTTTGGTATTCAGCCACGAAGGGGGTAAAGCCGTCAATGGGAGTGAATCCCAATAGCATCTTTGAGTTCCGTGTAGCTAAACGAAAGCGAAGGGTATTAACCAAGGAAGCGTCACCCAAGTATTCATCTAGCCATGCCCCTATGTTTAAATTAACATTGTTTTTAAAGCCAAACTCAAATCCCTCTAGGATTGTCTGATTGTTAGAGAACTGAGTATAGGTCTTAAAGTCCACTCGGGTTCTAGTGTCTGGAAAAATAAAGCTACTTCCAGTAAAGCCATTCTGCATACTAAAGTTTATATAGCCCTCGATGCTCTTTGTTTTCTTTTTGAACTCCTTGGGCATCATCTCCCAGATCGCGGCTTGCTGAACTTTGACAGAGGTGTCCGCATTTTGGCTAAAGCAAACTATGTGACCATCTTGGTTTTTCGTAACGGCTTCCATTACTAATTTAGCGCAACCCGTAGTTTTTCCAGATCTATTTCCCCCTAGGGCTAGGACTTCATTGTATTCCATTAACCCCTGCCGAATTCTACCCCAGCCCTCTAAGTCAAACCCATGTCTTAGGGGATCCTCCTGAGATGCCCGTATAAGCCCCTCACGTGCCCTGTAAAGCTCTTCAAGAGCCTTGGGGTCACTCTCCCCTAGGATTAAGATTTCTTCGTCTGTGGGGGCTTCTATAAGGGGATGCGGTGTAAAGATTAATTCCATTATTCTTCTCCTTCGTCCCAGATTACTTCTACGTCATCATCCTTAAAATCCAAGGAGGCTTCTCTTAATAGCATCCTTCCCACACTTACCGAAGTGTAATCCGATTGAACCTCTCCTTCTTCGTCGAGAACTACTATTAAGTAGTTAGGGTAGTATTCCCCTAGGATCTCTTTTAGCTTAGCTAGGATCTCCTCCTCCATTGGAATCCTCCTCTTCTACTACTTGGGCTTCTATGGATTCCTCTTTTACTTTCTTGATTCGCCTCCGTGCGGCAATGAGGGTTTCTTGAAAGTCTTCCATTGTGTAGGTGTTGTTTACATCTACAACCTGCGAAGCTTCTCCGCGGGCTGTCATTGCCTGTCTTTGGGAGTTTGCTTTAGCTATAGAGATCTCTTTTAGATCTCTGAACTCTGGCTCGTAACCACCTTCTAGTTTTAACCGAAGGGCATCTATCATGTCTTCTTCTAGGGACTCTAGGTTAATGTAGCTCCTAGCCGCTAACTGACCGCCTAGCTCCCTAAAGGAGTTTGTGTGATCTGAGTAATCCGCAAGAACAGCCACGACTGTAGTTCTAGATATATTATGCCTGCGGATCATGTTAGTCTGCGAACAACCCAAGGCGTGCAAGTAAAGTATCTTAGCTACCTTTTCTGGATTGTGCCTAGATAGACTTTTAAGCTTGGATGCTTCCTTCTCTCGCTGAATGGTAACAATAGCATTAGAGATGCTTTGCATCAGTTCATCTTTTTCTTCTTCGCCTGAGTCCTGTTTCATTTTTGCAATAGGGTATTAGCAAAACCTGTTTCAATTTTGCAATGAGTTGTTTCAATATTGTAACACCAATACCATTATAGACTAATTATATAATAGAATACTAGCCATATGGTTAATACCATTGCTATTAATTGTAGATCCAACTTGGTCATGTTGCCCTTATGGATGGTTTTGGGGCAGAAGTCAAGCTCTAGAGCAATCGGGATTTGGATTTTTTTAAAGGGTGTCTTATATATATAAGAAAAATAAATGCGACGCAAAAGTTGACCCCCTCCCCCCGTAAACATAGCTACAACCTGCCACGATCCCGTAAGTCGTTGACTATGAGGACTATGGACATCCTAGGGGGTGGTGGCTTAGCTACGCCTAGCTACGTGAGATGCCCTAGCTAGCTACGTGCATGAGTATATATTACTTACAGCTAGTGGAAATGTATTTGGGGTGTGGTTTTAGTGTGCATATCCCCTTTGAATGCATATATCCCCATTTTAGCTGATTCATAACTCATTGATAGCCAAGCAGTAAAAATTTAGTCTTGCAGGGTAGCTAAGAATATGCATGATTATGACCATCAAATTTTGAATCGTTCTTTACCAGTCAGCTTTACAGCCAAGCCCATTGCAGGCTTACATACAACTGCAAGCGAGTAGCACTCTGATGGCATTACCACTACTGCCTACGTCCGAGCTCGTGTAACTGAAGTAATATCCACAGGGGAGTAGCGTCCCCAACAGGGAAGCATTAAAAGTGGCTCAATCCCTTTATCGTCCGAGACCGAAACACACAGGTGTCTAGTGCTAGGTAATGCACTACTGAAGAGGTCATCTCTGAAGAATTTATAAGTAACTAATAACCAACCAATAACAAAGGAAATACAATGAAAAATAGAAAACCAAACAACGACATACTCAAGGATTTCATCAAGTCACACGATGGCTACATGGGTATCTTGGGTATTACAGGATTACAGCTAGCTAGCGCAGGTAGACCGAAGCTAGACAAGTGGGTAGCTGACTTCGGTGGTCAGTCTGAGCATCTAATCAGCGATTTCCGAGCCAAAGAAAAGACAGGGATTACTACCGTGGTAGCTGAGCCCGTCGAGCCCGTCGAGCCCGTTCAACCAATCGAGCCCGCCAAGATCGAGGATCACATCGAGAAAGCCGATGTGGATTCCGCTAAGATCGGACAGGCTATCATTGATGCAATGGGTGGTGTGGGAGCCAAGGACGCTGAGCTACGTGAAGACGTAACCCTGCTTGCGGAGGTATTGAGTCAGCAGGATGAAACGATCTCTAATATCCTCAACTCGATTGAGAAACTGGGCAAGGATCGCGTCGCTAACTTGCACATCAAGATCGGTGACAAACCTGCTGTAGATGCAGGCAAGGTTCACATGTGCTTCGACAAGCTATTGCAGACTGCTAGCGTCCGTTGCCATGCTTTCCTAACTGGTGGCGCAGGCTCGTTCAAGACTAGCTCCGCTGAGAAGGTTGCGGAAGTGCTTGGCTTAGAGTGCTCTGGCATCTCGATCTCTCAGCAGACTACCGAGACCAAGCTACTTGGCTACATGAATGCCGAGGGTAGCTACGTAACTACCGAGTTTAGAAAGCGTTACGAAGGTGGTGGCGTATTCATCTTGGATGAGATCGACAACGGCAATGCGAATACATTGGCGGTGCTCAACTCTGCCTTAGCTAATGGCAACTGCGCCTTCGCTGATGGCATGGTAACCAAGCACGAGGATTTCGTGCTGATCGCTACAGCTAACACCTACGGTAGCGGAGCGAATGCTCAGTATGTCGGACGCAACAAGTTGGACGATGCAACGCTCGATCGTTTCGTGTTCATCGACTGGGATTACGACAACAAGCTTGAGATGGAGATTGCGCCTAACAAAGCGTGGTGCGCTGATGTCCAAGCGATTCGCAAAGCGATTGCCGATCTCAAGATCAAAGCGGTCGTGAGTCCCCGTGCTACCTTCGACGGAGCTAAGCTTCTCGAGGCAGGGATGGGATGGGAGGATGTGCTCTTCGCTAAGGTCTGGAAGGGATTAGCTAAGGATGCACAAGAGAAGGTGTTAGCTAAGGTAGCTAGCAACGGTCACACTCTCGGCAAAATCGAGAGCAAGTAATTGAATAGAAGGGAGATACAACAAATGAATATAGTTCAAACATATGATTCCGTTGGCGAGTTCTTAGCTCAAGCCAACACGGCTAAAAAGAAGTATACGTCCATCGATACCGACAGACCTAAGTGGTTCGGCACATCGAGCTTGGAGCAAGCAGTGGGCTTGGTTCAGCAGGGATGGGATGGCAGACCAGACCTAAGCAAGCTGAGCTCGGACATCGAGAGCGTGACTTCCTCGGAGGTAGCTACGCTCGACATGGAGCATCAAGTGCAGGGTGCTTACGTGGACGTAGGTGCTTACCTTGAGGGTGTGCCAGAGTGCATGGTCGAGTTCGTCGATCAGCCCGAGCCCAAGGTCGTGAGGCTTGCGTTCAACATCTCGACAAGCGCAAGCATGAGCAGGGACGCTTTCGCTAATCGCGGTGCGGTTACCTTAGCTATCTGCAACAAGCTACAGCTAGCAGGCTACGCAGTTGAGATCGTTGCCTACGAATGTTGCCAGAGTGGTAGCTCTAAGCACGGTGTATCATGGGTGCTCAAATCCTCGGAGCAACCCTTAGACGAAGACTCCTTAGCCTTCTGGTGCTGTCATCCAAGTGCCCTTCGCAGAATCCACTTCCTCTACTGCGAGAGCATGGACGACAAGGTTCGCGCAGAGTTCGGCTACAACGGGGGTAGCTACGGCAGACCTTGTGCTCTCAACGACTTCAAGGAAGCACGGGAAGCATTCAACCCAGATGTCAACATCGACTTCCGCAAGGAAAGCTTTGCCGACGCGGTCAAGGAATACAACAAGCTCATAGCTAAGCTAAACGAAAGGTTAGCTAGCTAGCTACCACAGCTCACACTCTTCGGGGTGTGGGCTTTCGGGGTAGACGCACAACGCATCTACTATGGACTTTTCCAACTAACCAACCAACCCAAATAAAACTATGAAACAAATACTTAAAAGCGGAGACGAGGTCGATGCCATCGTCGGCAAACGTCACTACAACTGGGAAGCAGGACAGCGTGCCAAAGTTAAAAAGGCACTCAACAAACGCCTAAGAAAATCTTACAAACTAGAGCTAGCTAGCTAGCTAAACAACCAACCCAAATAAAACTATGATCGCAAACAACGATATCGAATTCGTCGCGTGGCGTGCAGGACACGACACAAAATACAAAATCAAGGATCCCTACGTCTATCGCGAAGCTCCCCATACTCCCTACAAGGATCACATCGAGGCAGGTTTCGAGGATACCGTAGCTAACCGCGATGCTTGGAACAAGCAATTCGCTGAAGGTCTGAATCCTACGGACGGCATCGACTGGGAAGCCGAGGTAGACAAATACATCAAACAACTAACCAAGTAAAACTATGAAACAAGTAATAAAACTACAGCTAGCCGACGGATGCACTTTCCTCGGTCACTTTGAAAACGGCAAACGAGAGGGCGCAGGCATCAAGACCTACCCCAACGGTGCTACCTTTGAAGGCATTTATCACAACGATGCTAGGCATGGCACGGGTATCAAAACCCATGCGGATGGCACTAGGGTCTGGGCAGAATACATACACGGAGTAAAACAATAAAATGGAAACAGTAAAAATATTAGATAGGGTTGCCGAAAACGGCACAACAATGCAAACGCGAACAATAGCTACCCCAGATGTGGTAGACATCGAGTTCGGTGTAATCTTCAATCCCTTAGAGGATCAATACGAATACTTCGATGCGAGGCTAGTGGACACTCCTCCGCAAAGACTAAGCAGGTTACTGCTCGTCGATATGTTCCGAAGCGATCTAGCTAACGTAGCGTATAACGCCTTGGCGGTCGCGGTGCTAACCAAGGAGCTTGAGGCAGAGATCGAGCGCAGAGAAAAAAAATAAATTGGGCATTGACTCCCAACTTCACAGTTATTAAAATAACAATTCACCTAAGTATAATAAAAATGAAAACAGAAATAATCAAATGCTCCATATGCGGTGTGAGGATAAACGACCGCGACAGCCACAACGCCATGCCCATCAATGATGGCAGGTGCTGTAAGGCTTGCAATGGCGAGTTCGTAATCCCAGTTCGTATAGCTATGCTAACGAATCCCACACGAGTAATGGAGTTAGGGCTATGAGCAAAGCAAACCAAAACAACGTCATCGCTTTCAGCCGAGGCGAGCTAAATAAAATAATCAGCGATCACATCGGCATGAGGGTAATAGTAAACGACGATCAATGGCAACAGGTCTATGACTCGATACACTCGGACGATGAGGTCTGGGTCACTATCGAACAAGCCGTGGACTACGCTGTTATTAAACTAATCAATCCCATCGTGGATGCACTTAAACAAAAGGAGGAAATAAAATGAAAGCAATACTAATAGATTCAGAAAACTACGAAGTCAAAGACATCGATCTCGAGGAGGACGAGTTTGGCGAGGTAAAGATAGAGGACATATCAAAGCACCTAAAGTGTAACTACTTTGATGTAGCTAGGATAGGCAACGGGGATGCGATCTTCGTGGACGACGAAGGCTTGCTTCGCTCTGGCACACAGCCCGCCTTTGAGCACAAGGGGTATCACTCCCTGCTCGTGGGCAACGGGGTCGTGCTTGGTAGCGGATCAATGGGCGAGAGCAAACCGCCCAAGTCAACCATCGAGGAGATTCGCGATGCTGTCCAATTCGGAGTTGTGGGGATGAAAAGCTAATGGATCATTACATAGAAATCCTAATCATCTCTACCATCATATTGGTTTGTGGCTACAATACTAGCTACGCTCAATCCCAACGGGAGATCGTCACAGCTACTCTTATATTAGAGGCAGGTGGCGAATACTCCTTTGGAGCGATGGAGGCAGTTCACGAAGTAATCGTAAACCGAGCCCGCAACCGCAAGCTAAGCCCCCGCGAAGTTTGCCTCCAGCCCCAGCAATTCTCATGTTGGAACGATGCGGACGTAGCTAGCCAAGTTACCAAAGCCAAGCGTCACCGTAGGTGGCGTGAGGCTTTTGCCATTACTCGCCTTCCGCTAACTAGCTACGCTAGGGGTGCGGATCACTACCATGCCGACTACGTCGATCCCTACTGGAATAAATCCATGACGGTCGTAGCTAGGATAGGCAGACATATATTCTATAAAAAATAATATGAATACAACCAACGACAAATTCATCGTTACTATTACTACTCGCCTTATGGACTTTGAGTATGTAACTCACAGCCTACAGAGGTGTCACACTGAAGCCGAAGCCATAGCTAAGGGCTTCCGAGGTGTCTTCAGATCAGACAGCAAAGACATGGACGTTCACATGGACAGGGGCAACTCCCTAGCCTACGAGGACACCGTGACTGGAGAGTGGCATGAGCTCATCGAGGTAGTTCGACTAAGCAACGAAGAGTATGACACTCTAGCTAAGTTCATCTAGCTAAAACATTTAACCCATAAAAATAGAAAGGAGAAACAATGCCTAAGAAAACATACATATGCCACGCCAAGATCGCAATCCGAGTTGAAGCGGACAACGAGTTTGACGCTAGCTCCAATGCAGGAATGGAGATGGACATCGGAGACATCGACTGGGATGTTGAGGAGCTTACCGACGATCCCCTTGAGTGGAACATCTGCGGTGACTCATTGGTCAACATAACGTAGCTACCAAACAACGACTCGCATTCCGAAAGGGGTGCGGGTTTTTTTGTGCCCATCCCCAAGAAAAAATCTGCGATGCCAATACTATGGACTTAGTCCGATCCTAAATTTTTACAGTTGACAACCTATTACAAATCTGAAACACTAGCCTCCATCGGTATCTCCGACATATAATAATAACTCAAACAAAGGACTAATATGCCAAACTGGTGTTTAAATCAAGTAGTAGTAACAGACCTTGAGGGGTCAAAAAAAACCAAAGAAAAAATTGATGCCGTTATACACGCACTCAACTTGTGCAGTATTAACGATAGTATGGAATTCTTTGACGCAATTATACCAAGACCAAAAGTTCGTGACGACGACTGGTATGAGTGGAACGTAGCCAACTGGGGAACAAAGTGGGGAGCTAAAGAGCTTTACTTTAAAGTGTCCGACGACAGGGATAAGGTTACCATAACCTTTGATACCGCTTGGTCTCCTCCTACTCCAATTCTAGATGCTATCCACGATCTAGGATTAGATGTTCAATCCAAGTTTGAAGAGCACGAAGGTGGATATGTAGGAACCTACTCCAATGGGGTAGTGGATTGCAGGGAGCCCGTCGATAAAGCGCAGTTGCCGACGGCAGAATGGTGTTCCGTAGCTAACGCCAAGGGATACACGGACAAGGAAATCATGGACTTCATGGAGGAAAATAACATAGAGTGGGCAACAAAGGGTTGCATTGGGGGCGATGACGCTCACATCGAGCTATACAACGAAGTGAGTGGTGCGTCTCTCTGCAAGTATCCTTGGGACTCAAGCCAATCCCTTATTGAAGCATTAACCTTCTTGATGGATATGCATAAAAGGAACAAGGATGGTTCTAACGATGTTAATGTTTAATGAAAACCATGCCTCTAAATTTGGACTCAAGGAGGCAATCATACTTCACAAGATTATATTCTATGTTCTCCTCAATAAGAAGGATGGGAGAAATCGTCACAGGGGAAGACACTGGACATTCAACGGTCGCAAGGCTTGGTGTGCGGTGTTTCCCTGTTTTTCCCATATGCAAATCTGGAGATCACTAAAAAGCTTAGAGGAGTCTGGCGCATTGATTAGCGATTCGTTTAATAGAAAAGCCTACGACAAAACTCGTTGGTATAGCTTATCCGATTCAATGATGCACGAAGTATCTAGAAGTAAATATTGGTCAAAAGCCATTTGCAAAACTGAAACCCACCGTAACAAAACTGAAACACCAATACCATTAAATAACATTAAAGAAAATAATAATATATTGGATGAAGTTAAACCCTACTAAAGAAAGAAAATAATATGAGTCACTTCTATAACTGTTCAGATCCAGAGCCCTTCCTAACAACAGCAAAGACACCGCCTCAAGCTAGAAAGATTGGTGCGTTTCCATCCGTGACTACGGTCATGGGAATTATCAAAGACCCTTTCCTTGACGGAATTTGGTCACCAAGCAAGTTTGTTGAGTTAGCTAGGGAGAATCCAGAGTGGGACATGGAGGAAATCCATCGCAGGAAATTTGGTATGCGCCAATCCCCCGAGGATCAAAGCGAGATGACTGCTTCCGAGTTCGGGACAACTGTTCATGCAAGGCTAGAGAAGCACATCGACGATGTTATTCGCGGAATAGAACCCAAGCTAGATAGCGACTGGGATGCTTGGGCAGAACCCTTCTTGCGTCACATTGTGGACAACAGCATCGAGCCCGTCAGCGTAGAGTTTGTAGCTCACGACGATGAGCTAAAGGTAGCGGGAAGCGTGGACTTCATCGGCAGGTTGCCAGACGGCAAGTATTACATGGCGGACTACAAGTGCAGGGACTGCAAGGGCAAGGGCGGAAAATTCTACGAGAAGAAGGATTGCACTCAGCTAGCTATAGAGAGTTGGATGCTAGCTAAGATGTGGGATTTAGAGTATCTCCCGTTTATTACAAGCGTGTGCATTGACATTGGAACCAAGAAGCACTATCACAAGGAGTGGAGTTTCAAGCAAATGCAGAAGGGAATCGAAAGATTCAAACTAATGTCCGAAATATATTGGATGGACTTCATGGGAACCTAGCTAACTGGGGGTGTAAGGCGATCGACTTGGTCTAGAACTAAGGACGGGGGTTCAAATCCTCCCACCTCCACCACTTTATATGAGAGCATTTTTGTTTACATACAAACATTTGGACGAAAAGACAAATACAACCTATTGCTGTTGGAAGATAGCTAAGGATGAAAACACCGCGTTTAAATTTGCTTTCGGTAAGAGTAAGAAAAAAAACCAGAACATCATTACAACTAAGCGCGGAATGAGGATTCACATATTAACCACCGAAGATTATGACGTATCTAAAATATTCCCAGTTAGCCCAATACCGAAATCAGAACCTACCCAAGAAGTGTCCAATCATGGAGACTGGATGCTCTAAGCCCTGCGTAGATCACAATCATAAATCTGGGATGGTTCGCGGTGTTATATCAATGGAAGCCAACACCTTTCTGGGAAGAGTAGAGAATAGCTTTCGTAGATTTGGAACTAGCTCCGAAGTTAGCCTGTCAACCATACTTAGAAACATGGCTGACTATCTAGATAAAGGAGACACGGATGTTATGCATCCAGTTGGCTTAAAACAATTAACTGGACGCTTTAGTCGCTTAACTGTTGGAGATCAAGAGTTTGCGCTACAGAAGTTGGGTGTGAAAAAAAGTGAAATAAAAGCTTGCACTAACTCAAAACAGCGTTCAGTATTGTATCGTAAAATCATTACTAATTATGGAAAATAAAAACATACTATCGGAAATACAAACCGAACTCAAAGCCCCCAAGGGGCAACGCAATAACTTTGGCAACTACAACTATCGTAGTGCTGAAGATATTTTAGAGGCTGTAAAGCCCCTGCTGAAAAAGCACAACTGTGCATTGGTATCCAACGACGAAATGGTAGAACTCTGTGGTAGAGTCTACGTTAAAACAACTGTTATGTTGGCGTTTGAAAACCAACCCTTCGCTAGTGCCTCGGCTTTTGCTCGTGAAGCTCTAGCTAAGAAAGGTATGGACGAAGCTCAAATAACTGGGTCAGCTAGCTCGTATTCAAAAAAATATGCGCTCAACTCTCTCTTAGCTATTGACGATACCAAGGATGCCGACTTCACTAACAAGCACGGCAAAGACTCTCCAGTTGCTCCCACGAAGGGGGTAGCTACAACTAATGATGAACTAATATAGGAGGCTATATAATATGGAAAAATACGATAATACAAATCGCGGTGCAATGTTTAAAAACGACCGCAAGAAAACTGAAACACATCCAGACTTGGGTGGAACTATCGACGTTAATGGGCAGGAATACTACATTAACGCTTGGAAGAAAATGTCCAAGGCAGGACAGCCTTTTTATTCTCTGTCTGTTACCAAGAAGGAAGCCAAGGTTGCTGAAGCAGTAGCCGAAGAAGTGCCCTTCTAACCTGCCTGTTGTTGGCAGGAGTCCTAAGCATGACCAAAAACTGCTTATCCTTTTACAATAATAAAAAAATAATACAATGAAAACAAAAGACCCAATACCACTTCCTTCTAGCGGAGAAGTATCCCATTTTGCAACTGGTGCAGTTAGGGACACCATGCGAGGCAAGGGCTTCCCTTCCTTAATTCCGACTTGTGCGCTAATGTCTATAGCTAAACGCTTTGAGGACGGAGCTAACAAGTATGGCAGAGACAACTGGAAAAAAGGCATCCCCCTTTCTAGATACTGCGATGCAACAAACCGACACCTATGGGCTTTCCGAGATGGAAAGACCGACGAGGATCACGCAGGTGCTGTCCTCTGGAACATAGCCTGTTGGATGCAAACAAAAAAAATGATTGACGACGGAGACCTTCCGCAATCTCTTAATGATCTTTAACTCAACCCAAATAATAAAAATGGATTACATCGACAGATATAAAAAAAATTACAAAAAGGCTTACGAAAGAGAGTTTAGTGACCCCCAAGATAAAAAACTATCAAAGGAATTTATAGCTAAGGCTCGCGAAGACATTCAATGGGGTAAGGACAACGGTCTTATCCAAGAGATGTGCATGGAGGATTACATAAAGACCCAGACTAGGTTCCGAGGAACCGTCACGGATCGCATTCGCAAGGTAGTTATAGAGGCAAGGTTTATGCCCGACCAACTGCTTGCTGACTACTATGGACTTTCCGTGTGCTCTATCTCCAAAATCAAGAAGGCTCACAGAGAGTCTTCAGCATCCTCAAACGCAGATAGCTAATCATGGAAGATGTTCGCTCGACAGAGGCAGAAGCCTCGGTCATAGCTAGCTGTCTCTCCAATGAGGACTCGCTTACCTATGATTCTATAGCCAAGATCATTGATAAAAATGATTTTTACGAATACAAGTATGCCCTGCTATTCCAAGCCATCGGAGAGCTAACAAATACAAGCTCGGAGATCAATGAGATCACCTTAACTGAGAAGCTCAGAAAAGAAAACACATTGGATTCCGTGGGCGGTATGCACGCCATCTTTGCAATTATGGATTCTCCTAGCACGCCATTGGCAGGTGTGGAGTCAGCCAAGATAGTGTTGGAACACAGCAGGACTCGTCAGCTTAACAGAACCTACAGGCTCAAGTTGGAAGAGCTAGCTGAGGGTGGCGATCTAACCGAAATAGCTTCCACTACGGAAACCGCGCTTAGGAATATAATGTCCGACAACAGCGTAGCTAACTCCTTGGAGGATGCGTCTCAGAAATTAAAAGATAGGTTGCATAGCATTATCGACGGAACCTACGAATCCAACAAGATACCCACGGGCATCGATCACTTGGATATGAAGCTCGACGAGGGTGGCATTGGGTTGGGTGAGGTGTTTGTCATAGGAGCACCTACGTCTTGCGGTAAGTCTCAGCTAGCCTTGAACCTAGTCCTAAGATCTTCTATTACGGACGATATCCCTAGCTTGATATTTAGTTTCGAGATGCCCGCCAATCAGCTAACCAAGCGCATGGCTCAAACAACTTCCGCGGTCAGCCTAAAGCGATACACGGATGGTGTAGCTACCAAGGAGGAGATGCAAGCCGTGGACAATGCCATTGATAAGATCGGCAAATCTCCCATCTATACCGAGCACAGCGTGCGTAGTGTAGATGAGCTCAGATCCAAGGCTCGTATAATGAAACGCAAGCACGGCATCAAGCTCATAGTCGTTGATTACCTACAGCTAGTGCCATATGATTCCAAGCTCAGCAAGCACGAAGGTATCTCTAAGGTATCCCACGCTATCAAGCAGATGGCTATGGAGTTGGATGTCGCGGTTATATTGTTAGCTCAGATCAACAGAACTGGAGCCATGAGAGATTCTGGTCTAGTGCTATACGACCTAAAGGATTCTGGAGACATCGAGAATGATGCGGACATTGTCCTACTAATGTATCCCAAGGGTGGGGACATCGACCATTGCAGAAGACATCTGGACAATGGCGTAACCTACCTAGAGATGGAATACAACGTAGCTAAGAACCGAGAGGGTGAACGAGACCTAAAGGGTAAATTTAGATTCCTAAATCATATAGGAAGATTCCAATAACAAACCAATAAACTAATATGTCAAAAAAAGAATCAGCAATGTTATTCAAGCCAGACACCGAACAAGTCCTCGTAAGGGGACTCAACGCAATGACCAAGGCTTGCGATGCATTAACTAAACAAAACGAAACTCTCAATCACGATATTGAGAAGATGAAAAACAAGATAGCTAGGTTGCAGGAAAAGATACTTTGCAACCAAGACACCAAAGAGTAGCTAGCTAACTAGCTTGACAATTCCATAGATTTTAAACAATTTATGTTATAATTTTAACCTATGCCTAGAAACTACAGAAAAGAATACGATAATTATCAAAGCAAGCCCGAACAAAGGAAGCGCAATGATGCACGAAAAAAATCCAGACGCAAGATGGTTAAAGCCGTCGGGAAGTCTAAACTTCGTGGGAAAGACATCGATCACAAAGACCGCAATCCTAAAAACACTTCGCGAGCTAATCTTCGTATTCAAACAAAATCAAAAAATCGTTCTAGGAATAAATGATTTATCGGTAATCCAGTTAAGCAATTACTGGAGGGTGGTTTTCAAGTCGTTGTGCCTCCTTATTGACCCCGATACTATCAAAGTCTCACCTCATTAATCTGGGGTGAGGCTTCTTGGTATGAGAGACTGGACAAAATCTAAATCATGGAAGAGAGGGCAGGATACCGAAAACGGTAGGTTTCTCCGCGTGTTTTCATTGATAGATGACAACCCTAGGAAGGCTACTATGGGCGATCAAATGAAGCACATAGACTGGCACACACTCATAGGGACTATTGATGTCAAAGCCATGAAGCGCGTAAACAGGGGCGGGGACTTACAGACGGAGTTCATGTGGATAGAGTTTAGGAACAGGGCGGGAACCAACGGGTGGATATTCGGGAAACAAGATTGGATAGCTTTTGAAATGCTGGACGGATTTATCTTAGCTAGGACTAAAGATCTTCGGGATCTAGCTAACCAGCTATGCAATACCGATGTATTCGTTCAGAGGGCTGGGGATGCCTTGTATAAAGCTTATCAAAGAAAAGGGAATAGCGATGTCATATCTATGATTAGGTTCTCGGACTTGGATCAGATACCGCATATGTATATCAGAGATTCAGATTAC